CACTGGTCAAACCTATATCAATTACTTCGACTTTAAAACTAAAGAGTGGAACAGAGTCATCACCACTTGGTCATTACAAGACATTAATGATGCAAAGGCGGGTAATTAAATGGTAGGTAAAGTAACACCCGATCATCAGCTGTCTTGCTCTGCGCTTGCGATTCTTGATCCCGAATATCCCTATGGATTGTCGAAGAACGAGATATTGGATCGTTGCATAAGAGCAAGTCAGTTCGAGGATGTCAGAAGTAAAGAGCAACCCCTTCACATGAGAGTTGGCGATGTGTTGGAGAACCCGATACTAGAAGAGGCTTGTTTGAGGATTGGTTTAACTAATCCCAGATTGGATATTGATAAACCCCTGGTGCATAAAAAACTTCCCTTTGCGGGTTCACCCGATGGGATTGCTACCGCCTCGCTGGACAGTAAAAAACCACTGATTGTTAAAACCGATTTAACCAAGAATATTTTTACCCCAGATGATAGGGAGTTGAAGTTGGTTGGTGACGGCATCCTAGAGGCTAAGACCACCAGAGACTATGGAGAGGATGTGCTACCTAATTGGCGCGGTAAATACCAGGCACAAGGACTCATGGAGTGCGCCAGCCTTAGTTGGTGTGCGGTGGTGGTGCTTTATCAATCAACAGATTTAAGAATCTTTGTCTTTGAGAGAGATCCAGAGTTTAAAAAATGGCTTGAGGAAACGGTCATCGACTTTGATCGGCGAGTTAGAGAACAGGATTACTATGAACCTGAATCGAGCCTTGATGCCAATATCATCTGGTCTGAGGCTTATGATTCTCTGGTTGAGCTACCCGATGAAGTGGAGAGCAAGATTGAGGACATTCAAGCTGCTAAACGCATCATTGAAAACTCCAAACAGATTATTGATGACAGCGAGAAGGCCATAAAAGTAGCCATGCAAGAGAATGAACACGCCACGGTTGGAAAGTATCAAATCAAATGGGGTTCCAGGAACTACAAAGCTAAACCGGAACAAACCAAAGTGATACCCGCTAAAGAGGCGTACACCGTTAGAAGTAAAACCCTATCAATTAAAGAGGTGCAAGATGACGACATCGATTGAATACAGGCAACAGCAGAACGCCTTGGACACGCTGGAAGTTATAAAGAATTTTTTTGATAAAAACGGCTACACACCCACGCAAAATCAAATTGCTGTGCAAATGGGAAAAAGTCGCGGTGCGATTTATCCAAGGTTGCAGCGTTTAAGGGAAATGGGAGAGATTGATTTTGATTCAGTCACCGGACAAATAAGGATGGAAAAATAACAATATGGGCCAAGAAGAAAATGTTTGCGCGTTTAGGAATGGCTCATTTGAGGATCAGGGGTTTAACTTAACATGACCCCTGGTTCTAGCAAAAACGAGGAAATAAAATGATGCGATTAACCAATGACTTTAAACACTATGTTAGGGATAAAAAATACCAAAACGACATCGGTAAACAGGAACGCGGAGAGCCTTATTGGAGTTTGTTTACCTATTATCGAAACGCAAGAAAATTTTTAATGGATAGATATGAAAACAAAACAGGGAGAACACCATGGAAACACTAAACGATGTCTTTGAAATATACCTTTGCGACCTGAATCGGCGACAACGTAAGACCGTTGATTCAATGGAACGCACTTGGCGCAACAATGTAGCCGAGACTTTGGGCCATAAAAATATCAAACGCCTTAAACGGCTGGATATTATAAAGCTGTTCAATGAGATCACAGAACGCGCCCCAGGTGTCGCTAATCGTTGTGTTGGTATAATCAGCTCAGTGCTTAACATAGCTGTTGAGCATGAGCTGGTTGAACACAATGTATGCAAAGGCATCAAAAAGAACAGGGAAACCAAACGCAAACGCTATTACACCCCAGACGAGCTAAAGCGTATCTTTAAGGCTTTGGATGCGAGATCATCCGATCCAAAAAATCGTGAGTCCATCGCTTTTATAAAGCTCTTAATCTATACCGGTGCCAGATGCGGAGAGATCGCCAATGCTCGTTGGTGCGATTTACACGGCGATAAAATTATTCTTAAAGAACACAAGACCGATGACAAGGATGATGCCAGAGTTATCCATTTGAACCCACAAGCCAAGGCGGTTATTAACAACCTTGAACGCAAGGGTGAACAGGTCAGTTTGATAGGCATTAACCGACCTAGACGACTCTGGTATTCAATTCGCAAAGAGGCGGGCTGTCCTGATTTAAGGTTACACGACCTAAGACACAGCTTTGCCTCTTATGCGTTTAAGAGCAAAAAGGTATCGGGCGAAGAGGTCGGTAATTTATTGGGCCATAAATCAATGCAGACCACCATGCGCTATATGCACATTATGGATGATACCGCCAAACAAAACGCCAAAGATGTTGGCAAAGAAATTTTTAACTCAATCAATTAATAAAAGGAAAAACCATGAGTGATAAAGTAAAAAACGGAGAAGTGGAACAGGAAATAGTACCGGTTATCAAATATCGGAACACCAAGGGCGAGGATATTGAAATACCTGAGAGTGATCTTAACGATGCTGAGACCAATATCCTTGATAACCTCAAAGGCGTTAACCAAAAACTACAAGAGATAGATGAGGCACACATTAAAAATCTGACTCGTCAATCTTTGGTTATGAACCAGGAGTTATTAACCGATTCACTACAAAGAGAACTGTTGAGATTTGATGATGAAACACCAGAGATCATTACCGAGACTAAACAAGTTAAATCTTAAACTTATTATCGCTGTTATAGCGATTATTTTATTAGGAACCAACATGGCGAAAATAAACAAAAAAGGACTCAACCTTATAAAAGAATTTGAAGGACTAGAAACAAAAGCGTATCGCGATGCTGCTGATGTACTTACTATCGGCTTTGGTCACACCAAGGGCGTTAAAGAAGGTGACACCATTACCGAACAGATTGCAGAAGTAATGCTTGATAAAGAGTTGCGTGAATACGAAGGCTATGTCGATGATATGGTCGATGTGCCTTTAAACCCAAACCAACACGCAGCACTTGTTAGCTTTGTTTACAACTTAGGGCCAACAAACTTTGCCAGCAGCACTTTACTTAAACGCTTGAATGACGGCAAATATGAGGATGTACCGGCACAGATTAATCGTTGGAACAAAGCCAGGGTCAATGGTGAACTGACAGAACTGGAAGGTTTGACCAGGCGCAGACAAGCCGAGGCTGATCTCTTTGACGAGGAAGTGTAATGATCGACAGCAAATTCCAGGTGGATGAATTAATCCACACCAAAGGTCTTGAATACGGCCACCCCAGACGTTTTATGCGTCAATTAGCGCAAGTCTGGGGCGGTATGCTGGATCTCGATATTACGCCGCAACAAGCAGCGACAATGATGTTGGCTTTTAAAACCTTGAGGTTATTTAATAATCCTAACAAAAGAGATACCCAGGATGACATTCAGGGCTATCTTAAAATCGTTGATATTTTGAATAATTTTGAATAATTCAATATCTTTTTTTATAATGATTCTAATTTCACGATCAACCCCAAACCTATGAATATCAGTGAGCCAAGAGGAACGCGACAATTTAATTAATGAGATTGATCGATACAGGTTTATGTATCGAGTGGCTTTTATTGGTTTAGTGATTCAGACGATTATCTTGGTTTTGGTTTAGTTTCCTAAAAGTCCACTGGCTTGACCACTCAGATATGGAATCGTTTTCTGTATTCCTTGACTCGTTAAGTCAATACCTTCCCTTAGTGCAATATTAGTATAAGGATTTTGCAACAGACCTAAGTATGTTGCTAGTGCTACTGATCCAGGTGTTCCGCCCACTGCCCCTGTTCCCCCCAATAATGCGCCACCAGTTGCTAACCTAGTTGGCGTTCCACTATCAGGCAACATCCTTCCCAATACATCTTGTGCTGTTTCAGAGAAGTCTTGTAATTTTGCATCACCTCTTTTGAATTGTATTTTACCTCTTGATTGGTCTGCGCCCCTGACTGCTGATCTCAGCTGTGCTGGTGTATATAGTTCATCGGCTGATTTTATCGCAGCATCGCCCAATGTTTGTACTTGCTGATAAGCATTGTCTAGTTGGTTGAGCTGTTTGATCCCAGATGTGTTGCCTTTAACCAGATCTTGTATTTGTTTCAAAACCTCAGACTCATCTATAACACCAACCTTGTCTGATTTTTGTTTTGTCTTAATGTCTCTCTTTATTTTTTGCAGAAGTTTTTGCACCTCTTTGCCTTTGAGTTGATTTCTATTCTCAAGTGGTTTTAAGTATCTATTAACAATTACAGATCGTTGCTTGAAATCAAGAGTAGAGCTATTTAGGTCGTTCAGTATTTTTTTTCTAAGTGATTGTATGTTTGGTATCTTTAAGTTTGGCACAACCTCATCGTATTTTTTACTGAGTTGTGACTGAACATTCTTATACAAACGATTGACTGGCAAATTGTAATCAACATCAATTCCTTTAATTCCCTCTACTGCTTTTTTAAACCCAAGTTTATTAAAAGCCTCTTGACCTTTTCTTAATGCTGTATTTACTCCAGTTCCAGGTATGCTCGACAAACCCTCTTCGCCCACTTTTAAAGCAGACCCAACAATACCACCTTCTTTTCCGCCCATGGCTTGTCCTGGTGTTAGAGGAACATCCTCTTCTAATAATTTTCTTGCGCTTGGGGTGACTCTAGGTAGAACTTTGCTTGCAACACCAGTGGCCGACCCACCCAATGCTCCGCCAATAGCAGCACCAGGTAAGCGGTCAACAACATTTCCTTCGCTTGTGCCAGCACCATATAGTGCGCCCTGTGTGGCGGCAGCTTTGATTGGATTTGCTTTGATTGCGCTAGTGACAGGCTTGATTGCTTTTGCTGCGGTTTGTGCGCCAGCTAAACCACCTCTTGCCGCAAGTGTTGTGCCGCCTGATAAAATGGCTGGAAGTAATGCGCCGCCTATTTCAGCACCATAAGCTGCGACAGGCTGTTCTTCTCTGAATCTGTTTATGTCAGTTCTAACCTCTTGCACGATCTCATCGTATTCTCTATCACTGACTAATGACTTAACAAATGCCTCTGCCTCATCACCAAAACCGAACATTAATCCTTGGCCCAATGTAGCGCGAGCATAATCCCTGACTCCGCCGACATCAGAACTTTTTTGTTTGCTGATTCCTGGTATGTATTCGGCCATGATTAAATAATGTCTTCTTTCCTAAAGACAATGAGCTTTCCACCCATAATAATAACCTCACCGTCTTTAATTTGTTTGTTTTCAAAAGCTGTTACAACATCATTGGGGTTGCCAAACCGTTCATATATTTTTGGCTCTTTGCCCTCTTGTGCAAGTTGATCTAAATACTTATCAAAACCAAAAACACTTCCATTGTTAGCTAAAATATAATCCTCCTTTAAGCCAACAAGCTCTGCATCTCGTTCCGCAGTTTGCAACATTGTTCCCATAAGAATCAAATTACCCTCGGTTGTTTTACCAAAAGACGGCGCAGCTTGCTCAAACATAACAATTTCGGTGTCTGATGTAGAACCCGATCCTTTCTCTCTCATTTTTGGCACTAACCATTTTGTAGTGGCTAAAACAAATTCTTGCTCGCCAACATTTTCACCGACATCAAACCCCGCTGATTTAAAAACTTGAAGGTATGGCAGTGTTTTTTCTGCAAACCAACCAGTTTCAACATCGCCAGATAACAATAATTCATGTGCTGGCCCAACCCTGTCAATTAACTCTTTTTTTGCTTGAATTGCATCTATGTCTTTTTTAAGGTTATCTAAACTGAAATCCCAAAGTTTATTGCTGTTTTGATTCCCAACATTAATTGTTTGCCCTTTTTTCAATAAATTTATTGCTTCTTGTGGTGTATAACCTTGAGCTAACAAAAACTGATAGTCTTGCTGGAACGCAGTTGGTTTACCCATTTGGCTTTGTTGTCTTGCCATAACGCCTTCAGGTACATTTCTGCCAGCAAAAGCATCGCTTAGAGCATACATCATTTGACCAAGCCCTTTATTTCTTGATGCAAGTCTAGCTTGGTTATAAGCCTCAAGCTGTGCTGGGGTTGTGATTTGATTTTGTATTTCTTGATTCATATATGGCCCAAAGCCTCCACCTCTTGCCATCATGTTTCCAAATTTTGAATATTGGTTCGGATCAAAAAGAGAGGTTGGCACTGGCGGTAATTGTGGTAATACAGGAGCAGTTGCTTGTGTAGGAATGGTTGCTTGCGCAGCAGCATTTTGCTGTTGTATTTGTTGCATTTGTTTTAACCAATCGTTGTATGCGTTCATAATCTTTACCTATTAATTAAAATATCCGCCAACCAAGCCAGCACCCAACAAACCAGCACCAGCACCTAGAATGTCGCCAAAGCCTGTTTTCTTACGTTGTGTCGTTTGTCCTTCAAACGGTAAGCCTGAGATTGCTGAACTGAGCAATCCAGCTTGTCTTAGCGGATAATCAACAGCCCTACCAAACTGTCCATAAGCCGCATCAAGACCCGCTTGACCGATACCGTATTGTTGACCGCCAATGCCGCCTAGTAAACCAAGCGTTCTGTATTGGTCATCGAGCAGACCGCCTTGCAGTGCTGATCGAAAACCTCTGTCTTGCATGCCTAAACCGGCAGCCGTGTCAAAACCCGATGCTCTTAGATTGGCAGCGGTTCTACCCACTGCATCGAAATAAGCTCTGTCAGCCTCGCTTTCAAGTATTCCTGATCGTGAACCGCCAAAAGCACCCGATCTAATTGCTCTGTCCTGGGCTTGTGTTTGTTGTATTTGTCTGGCGCGGTCTAAATCATTAATCGCAGCATCGATAACTTGTTCCTGGTAGGGGTTTTGATATTGAGAAATATCCAGTGGGCCAGTCGCCATTCCAGCTAATTCACCCCTGGGGTTATAACCCATTGAATCGCCAAACATACCTCGCGTTGCTGCAAAGGTATCGAGTTGATCGGGGTTGAATCCAGAGACTAAATCTCCGGTGTAGGGCGTGAACGGAATATCCGCTGCACTCTTAATACCAGAGTACGCCTCTAAATATCTTTCCTTTAATTGTGGATCAAGTTCTGTGGTTGCTGTTGCTGCGCCTTTACTCATAATGTTTTACTGATAATGTGTTCTTTTTTAAATCCGTGTCTCTTTGCGTATCTTTGCCATCCCTTTCTGCCTCCG